ATAGGCGTACCATTAGCAAGATGGCGCAATATTATAACATACTTATAGCTTGTACTATTGTGGATAGTATGTATGGAATGCTTTCTTGGTTCTTAGAAACCTATTACCAAACCTCATTGTGGCTATTTCCTTTTATAACATTCTTTATGGCAATAGTACTATGTCTAATTGAAATTAAATCTATACGCGAAAAAGCTGAAGACAAAGTGCGCTTAGACCGTGCAGAACAAGCTGTTCAGCAAGTTTTTATCAATCGTGAGAACTTAGAGGAAGTTGCTAAAACCATCTCTAATTATATGAATGAAAAGGCTGAACAGTCCGAAAAATCTCAAACATCTAACAACGAACAACAATGACACCGAAGGAATTTATAAAACAGTACAAACCTTTTGCTTTGGAAAGCGAAAAAAAAACGGGTATCTCTCATCTCTTTACCTTGGCGCAAGCGGCGTTGGAGAGTGGGTGGGGAGAACGTACTTTTGGCAATATGCTTTTTGGAATAAAAGCAAGACCTGAAACGCCTGCTGATAAAAAGCAATTGTTGCGTACTACTGAAGTATTATCGAGTGCAAATGCTGTATTTCCTAAGATATTCAGCATTAAGAAGCGAGCTGATGGCAAATACACTTATTCCGTGTTAGACTGGTTTAGGAAGTATGAAACTCAAGAGGAATGTTTTACTGACCACGCTCAATTTTTCTTTATCAACAAGCGATATGCAAAGGCCTTGTTAGTAAGAAGCGACCCTTATAAGTTTGCTGAAGAAGTGGCAAAGGCAGGGTATGCTACCGCGCCTAACTATGCTGATAGTTTAAAGAAGTTAATCAAAACGATAGAAAGTTATGAATAGGATAATTGTTGTATTATGGGTGTTACTCGTCCTCATAGGGTGTAGAACTCGTAAGGTAACCAATACAGAGCAAAAGTGGGTGCAAAAGGAGCGTTTTATAAAGTACAAGGATAGTACGGCTCTTTTTCAGCACAATGCGCAAACCTTGCAGCTTGATACGCACGCCTTACAAGAATATGAGGTAACCCTTGAAAGTGATAGGGATAGCGTGGGGAATAGTAAGGAGTTGGTGTATTACCGCATTCGTGATGGTGATAATGAAACTATAAGGGTAAGTGGTGGAAAGGTGAAGATTACGACTAAAAGCAGCCTATCCAATAGCCTAATAGAGGCGAATAGTACCCTTACTAATACAATTACTCAGAAGACTGACGAAAAACAATATATAAGCACTGAGACGACTATTCTTCATAAAACAAAAGAAGTGAAAGGAATAATAAGATGGTGGTGGATAGTAGTGGTGTTATTGTCCGTATGGATTGGTTGGCGGTATAAGGTATTTCGGTTTTAAGAGAGTGAAAGAAAAAAAGGCTATTAGCGTGGTGCTGATAGCCTTTTTTGATTGATGATTAGTTAGCGATTTACTGCTCCGATTGGCTTTTATCATTAGTGCTTTGACCATTGATAATAGCAGCGCAAACCTCGTGAATGTGCTTGTAGAGTTCAATATCTGAGGCTTGGAAACTGTTGTTTTGAACATCGAAGCTATGGTTAGTAACATTTCCGTGTAGGTAGGTGTAGTAACCTTGTTCTTCTACTTTCTTTTGTACAGAGAAAGATATTGATTGAGGGTTTTGGTCTTTCTCAAATTCGTAAGAGTACATCACGATTACGCCTTGTACTTCTTCTTGTGATGTAATGCGGGTTGTTTTTTGAATGATTTGCATAATATTGAATTGTTTTTTTTAAGTTATTTATAAGATATAGAATGATTTTTAATTTATTATTTTAAAAGTCCCCACCAAACATAGGCATACCAAATATATCCTCCAATATTAACTAATTCTATATAGTATCCGTTTCGAATTATAATTTCTAAAACTTCTTCATTAATTGAATATTTTATAGTACTTCCATCTTGAACTTTTAGAGTAATACTTCCATTAGGAAAGTCAGGATTAATATATTTTGTGGCATAGGCTTTTACTATAAGACCATTATACTCTTTTCCAACAGGTAATGTTATATTTATATTTCCAAATATTGGTGCTATAAAGTTGTACCCACTTAGACTATTGGTTTGCAAATAATCTCCGAAATTATATTCTGTTCTAAGCGATTGAAAAGGAACTTTTAAAGTTCCTTTGAATACTCCTGAGTTAGCCTCTATTTCACCACTAAATTTACCGCTTGATGCTTCTACGTGTCCTGATATATGGGCATTGGTAGCGTGTAGGGTGCCGTCTTGGAGTACATGGAAAGGGGCGTTAGCTCTGTTAGTATAGTTACTGCCTGCCCATAAGCGTACATCGTTATTGGCTTCTCCTACGCCTGTAATGCCTGCTTGTACGCCTAAACTGTTGCCGAGTATCATAGTGCCTGTAGCCATCGTGTTGCCCTCGATATAGGTGTCGCTTAGGAAGTTGGTTTTATTGACTAACTTTGATACATTGGTATCAGTTTGTTGGCGGTTTTGGGTTTCGACTGCTATAAGGGCTTTGGCGTTGTTGATAGCGTTTTGTAGGTCTGTTTGAATGTCTGCTACTTTGTTTTCAATGTCTTCAGGGGCTGGTGACCAATCGGTGGGTTTGTTGCCGCGTTCGAGTTTAAGTAGTTCTATTGATGATATTGGAGGAGGAGTAATACCTTTAACCTCGTGATATATGGTAATACCTCTCCAAGCACTATTAGGGATTACTAATACAGCACTTTTTCCGTTTTGAATGTTTGTATTTATATACTGTCTTACACCATTACCATGTGTGTCTGAAAAATAAGCTGCCATACTCCCATTTGCTTCAGTGTTACAAGAGAAGACATATTGCTCATTAGGTTTAACTGGTTCTGAAAGTAAATAAAACGTACCTATATATCCATTCATAGTTCGTTTTTCTTTTGACCTTAATATAAGGTTGCGACCACCAACGTTCAATTCATTCACTTTTTGTTCGGCAAAAGTTTTGGCTTGTTGTAGGTTCTGTTGGAGTTGTAAGATACGTGCTTGTTGCTCAGCTGTTATGGCTATTCCTGCTTGCTTATTCGCTTCGGCTATGGCTTGTGCTTTGGTAAGTTCGGATTGGGCACGAGCATATTCTTCTGTGGCAGCTTTAGCGGTAGCGATAGCTTGTGTACGTGCTTGCTTTTCGGCTTGTATCATACCACTAATAGCACTATTTATTCCTTGTGGTGTGCCATTGATGATTTTAGTAGCAATCTCAGCATAAGGAGCTGTACTGTCAGCAGTAGTATAGACCTCTATACCATTACCCTTGCCTATGTTTGGAATGCCTATAAGAGTATAGGGTAATCGCCAAGTGAAATAGTTTGCTGGAATACCAGCCCCACAACGATAAAGAGCATTCATAAGAGCTTCATTGCTACCCAACGCATCAAAGGAGGCTAAGGCAACTATTACATCACTATTTAGACTATTAAGTTTATTAGCAAGCTCGGTGCGCCCTTCATCACTACCGTGAATATAATAAGACTGCTTGAATATGACTTGTAGGTCGTAGCGGCGAATTACAGCAAGTTGTAAGCCGCTTGATGTTATATTGAATATATACTGACCATTAAGTTGAATAATAGCGTTAGCACTTCTGTTTGATCCTGTACCTCGTAGGTATATTTCGCCTTTGTTGGTGTATTCCTTAAGTTTGGTTTCTAAAGTGCTATTTGTGTCGTTGGTGTATTGTTTCAGTTTGTTCTCTAATGAAAGTAAATCAGGGTTTACAAGTTGTTTTATTTCGGTTTTGTTGCCGTCTGTGATTTGTAAGTTAGCTTTTATTCTGATTTCTTTGTCTAAGAGTTGGATATACTGCTCGCCGTTGCCTGAGCTGATTTTACTGGTTACTATTTGTCCGCCAGTGATTTCGGTAAAGCCGTTGAGCTGGGCTATACCGCGTTCGCCATTGTACTCGGAATTGACGGTGGCATATAGGAAATGGTAATAGCCCGCTACTTGCTCTATATCTATCTTGTTTTCGGATAGGATAAACTCGGCTGTCTCTACGACTTTGCTTGCTTTGATGTATAGGTAATAAGTTTTTTCCTTATCGTCTAACCTACCAGAGACAAAGGCCGGTGCGTACCAATATTTATAATCCGCTGCTGAATAATTGGGCTTAATGTCGGTTGTACCTAATGCGTAGTGCTTTATCCAACCGCTGCCTGCATTGATTTGCTTGTTGTTTCTATCAAAGTACAAGGTATGAGGTACGGTGATAGGGTTGGTCTTATTGGCCACAAAGGCAAATTGTCCTGACTTGTTGCCTACTAATGCCATCATCGTTTGCACGGTGGCGGGGATAATGCTTTTGGTGTATTCGGGGAAGGCTTCTTCTATCTGCTTGATGGTCTCTAAGGCGTTGCGCCAGCTGCGTTTTGTTTCGGATAGGGTGCGCTTGTTGAGTTCGCCGAAATATACTTCTTGGTTTTGGAGTTTGCGTATTTCGGTGGCGAAGGACTGCCCTTGTACCTTGTTGGATAGCTCTATTTGAGGGCTGTATGGGTTATTTACATACTCTTTGAGCCCCACGATGCGAATGGCTACGGGGGTGCGCTGAAACTCGGTATCGGAGAAGTGGATATATGCGCCCATTTTAAGCCGTCCACCTACATTTACCCAATGTTTTTTTGCCCATATTCCGTCTAAATCGCCGGTGAAGGTGAAGAGGTCGGCGCGGTTTTCGTATAGGTATTTGCAGGATTCTTTCATCATCTCCCAACTGGCTCCTGATTGGGTGGCGTTGTCGCAAATATAGGCATTAGGCATTTGCATATTATAGACGGAATACTGGTCGCCTACGGCTGGCTTGAATATATCGTTGGGCATTGTTGTGCCGTCTTCTTCTTTGGGTACAAGTTGAAATCTCTTTTGGGTATGGTCATATTTCTGTACCTCAAACTCACGCCCTGAAAGCATACCACTTTCAAAGTATATCACCATCTTTTCGCCATTGATACGCATATCCCAAAAGTTGAGGGCTTGGGGTATGGTGGTATCGGTGAAGTCATAGAAATGTTTGGCTTTATCTACTTCAAAAACGGCTGAAACCCTCCCTTTGCGCTTGGGGTATATGTGCGAAAGGTCGAGGCTTTGTTCGTTGATAAAGCCGTTGTTTTGGGCGTTCTTGATGGCTATTGATAGCCCTTTGTCATCTGAAACGAAGGTTACCCCCTCGTATACGTACTCTTGTGATTTAGGCAGTAATAGTTCTTTATTGCCGTACTTAGAGCGGTCGATATTGCGTTCGCCTCCTTGTACATATAGGCGTGTGATACGGCTTTGCTCAGTAGTACGACTTACGCCTGTTTTGAAGCCTTTGCCTTTGCCGTATTGGAGGGGTAGAGGATTGTCTTTGAAGTATTCTACCTTGTGAAGGTGTATGGTTTTGCCGATAATTTCGTATTCAGTTTCAAAGGCTTTGGCTATCATATCCAAGGCTTCGAGGCAGTTGTTATGGTTGTAGGAGATGAGTTTTTCGGGGGCTTCGATAGTAGTTCCGAGCGTCCAGCCGCTATCTATCATATTGAGACAATCTACCAATATCTGAATATGGTAGCGTGGTGAAGCGGTGAAGGGGAATTTGAGGGTCTTATCGTTGGGGTTGCGGAACTTGTAGTTTTTGAGGTTTGCGCCCTCGCTGTCCATAGTGAGGGTGTACTCGAAGTGGTGAGTGTTATGTTTAACTACCTTGGCGGGTTGATTGAGGGTATAACGTTCTCCTTGAAACTCGCACCACGCTCCTGTGGGGATTTCGGTATAAGTGGGTAATGAAAAGTATAGGG